CAAGTAAAGTTATTGCTTACATTTAAGCCCTCTGATTCGGTGTATCTAAGCTTATTTACATATACTTTTTGACTTTTATCGTACACACTCCAGGTCATTGCGTCACCGTCTTTAAGATTGAAAGTTATGCCATATGTCTCACTTTCTGCACCTTTTGTTATACCTATACTACCGATTTCAATTCCGCTGCGTATATACTTGATACCACCTGTGCCAATTTTCATCAACGGTATATTATTTGTATCATTTACAGTAATACAGTTATTAGCACTATCAATAGCGAAAGTACCGTCATTTGATACAAGCGTGTTGCCTTTGATTGTCCAACCAGCAATTTTTCCTTTTTCTGCGATAATTTCTATACCTTTCAAGGTTCCTGCTGTTATCAAATCTGCAACTATTGCTCCATCCATAGTAGCTCCAAGCGTATAAGGACCATCATACCCATTACCAGAATGTCCCCACCCTTGTTTATTCCACCTCCAAATGTTTTGAGCAAGCCTATAATCTTCATTATCCATAATAAGAAGTTCAAAAGGCCGACCTTTTTCATCTTCATGAATAGCTAAATATCCACCCTCATTGCCAGTGATAAGGTCTGTAAGATGTTCAGCAACATTCTGCGTTTTGCTTGCATTACTGTTGATTGTTAAATTTGCACTGTTTTGAATTTTGTTTAACAGCTTTGTTTTTGCATCTCCTATGGTCAAAGTTCTTTTTGTTTCGGTTGCAGATTTAGTAAGTGTTGTTTCTTCTATTTGAGCTGTCCAATGCTTACCCGTTTTAGGGTCTGCTACTGTTACATAATCACCAAGAAAGTATCTTACTTCAAAATCATTTATTGCACTTACATCAAGTTCATAACTGTTATTAGCTATGTTTCCCGAAACCTGATTAAGCGTGTAATCCTCAATATCCGCTATTGTTGACACAGACACATCAATAGCAGTTTCTCTGCGGAGTACCCCTGCGGCTTTATTATTATTGCGATAAACTGTCTGCGTTACACCTGCACCAGTAGCATATATAGCATTCAGCAAATCTGAATTTCCACGCTCATATGTAGCTGACAACAAATTGCCATATGTCGGCGAAAAAATTACATATGGTCTGTTGTTCTGCTCAACTGAACGGTCTGTTCCTACAATCGTCTTAAATAAAAATTGATTATTTTCGACATCTGCAGATATTTCGTAGCCAATAGTAGCGTTTTTACAGAGATTCCCAACCACCTCAGATAAAAGTTGTAATCTCGCCATATAGCTATCATCTTTCTTTCCTTGTGCTGTTTGTTTTATAATTAAGCGTGGTAACTTTCTGTTTTTATCAGTTGGCGATATTGCGTTATTCATCATATAATGATTGATACATTCCCCTGTAGTACCTTTGACGACATCGTATCCCTCTGCACCAGAAACTTGCGTTTTGCCAAAAACGGTTATTCTCAAATCAAGCCAGCCATTCAAGTCTGTACCCGATAATTCTATTTGTTTCTCATCTCGCTTAATGTTATTAACAACAAACCAATCGTTATCGACATTCAACAATACATTTTCAATCAGCTTTTCAATAAAAAGCTCCTTCACCGGAAGTATTAATGTAAAATTTCCCGTACCAACAAATTTTTTTGTATATGTGAGACTTATAATCTTATCTGTTGAAAACAACAAGCTTGATTGAAAGCTATTAAGCTCCGTTGGAGGAGCAAACGCTTTAAGCACCATTTATATCACTCCTATAACATAATCATGATAGCTTATATCTATTGCTACATTTGAAATAAGTTCATTTTTACCGAAAACAAGGCCGAAACCGTCCATATTCGATGTTAAATCAATACGATTTGAAATATCAGAACCATCTGCGGCACTTGCAACTGAATAAGTTCCCGTATCAACTGTTACAGGTCCTCCACTAAAAGCAATAAGTTTCAAACTTTTTCCGCTTGTTTTATTTGTAAGAATCATACCTTTAGAGCAATCAGGTATGTAAATATGTAAAGGCGTATTTACATATGATTGAGATTTAAGAAATATTGCTTTATCAGCAACAAGGGAAGCCTTTTGCTCTCTGATATTACGGAAATAAGGAAAATCGCATATAAAATCTACCGTAAATCTATATATATAAGATATTTTACTATTATCAAACTTTGGAATTTCGCTCGGATAACATTCAATATCGTATGTTCCGCTATCTGAAATAATTTCAAGTTTTCCACCAATCAAAGGGCTAAATGCTACTATAATTTTTTGCAATATTTCAGGCTTGAACATAATCATACTTGGCTCATTAAAAACCACTGCTAACTCACACGGGATTGTTCGATTACCATATGTTTTGCTTGTTGTTATTTGTCCTACTGCTCCAAGCAAATTATCCGCTGAAAATGAGCCTTGCAAACTCGTTGCATCTATATTTTCAAGAAAATACGGTGCTTTATTACCAAATTCAAATATCAAGCCGTTATTCGCTCTATATCTTATTCTCTTCTTCGTAATATCACCTCATTACTTGCTGTATATTGCTTTAAGCAATTTATCAACCATCTGCTGATTGCTCAAAGCATTTTGAATAATTTGTATATTGCGTGTATCAGAATTGTTATTAACGATATATGAGTTTGTTTTATAACCATTCTTAAGTGTATCAAAATAATCAGCAGCACTATTGGCAGCTCTTTGCAATGCATCAATCATAGAATCACTGTTGTTTTTATAACTATCATAGTTACTTTGAAGCTTGTCTTTTTTATCTGACATCATACGCTGCCACTTGGTTTCTGCCTGCTCATTGAGCAATTCTTGTTTTCTACGCATAAGTTCTCTTCTGCTCAATTCATCGAGTTTTTCATATTTCAGCCTTGCATTAATTGTATCAAGTTCATTTTGCGATTCTTTATCTTCATTCAATCGTTTTCGTGCTTCGACTTCCGCATCAATGGCAGCTATTGCGGCATTTTTAGCTTTTTCTTTTGCTTCTTGCTCTTTTTGTATACGCTCAATTCGTTTATCAACCAAGCGATTATATGCAGCTTCAACAAGTTCATATTTTTTAAGTAGTGTGTCTTCTGCTTTTTTCGATTCATCAGTTAATTTTTTTATTTTATCTTTTTTATCTTTCTCATCGTTAGAATTATTTATATTATTTAGATTAAGAATACTGTCTTTAGCAGTAACAAATTTTGATGTATATTGAGATAATACATAATCAAACCAAGTGTCTTGTGCAGATGTTAATACATTACCTAATAATGGTCCTATTCCGGGCAAAGCTGAAATTTGCTTAATGATTTTACTCGTAATATTACTTCTTGCTTGTGCCCATGTGGCATAATTCGTTAAATCAATATTATACTTATTTTTACAATCATTTACCCATTCCGTGTTAGCAAGCATAACATTTTTATAAAAATCAGCATTATTGGCATTTTTATTTACTTGTGCAACTAAAAAAGCGTTTGCATCATCATTATATGTATTTTTCATACTCACGATAAGTGTCTTTGCGTCAGTTACACCAGCTATATAATTATATACCTCGCTTGTGAGTGATGGGTATTTATCTATTATTGTCTGTAAAGTAGATATTGTTAATTTGCCATTTTCATTATACTCTTTTTCAGCAGTTGCTATAGTATTTGCACTCGAAGCTAATTTGGATAAAGCGTTTGTAAGCTCTTCTGTCTTTTCTTTTGTAGTATTCGCAGAATTTCCAACATCAGTTATTGCTTTTTTAAACTCATCGAAATCGCTTAAAAGGTTAAAAGAATCCCTAAACTTTTTATTTACTCCAGCCATATCGTTGATATAAGAGTTATATTGATTTTTATACCCTTCAATCTCTTTTTCAAGTAAACTGATTTCTGTTTTTTTATTTTTTAATGCCGTTTCTGTTGCGGCTGCATCACTTGCACTACCAGTATAATCCTGTCTAAAAATTTTGTTATAGTCATCATTTAACTTAGTTAGCTCTCTTTCTGCAACTGCTAATTCGTTAGCAGTTGCTTGCCAATTTGATTCCACTATTGACATTTCAACTCTCTGTTGTGCCTTTTTTATGTAATCGTCTATGGAATCATTTAAACTTTTATAACTACCATCAAGATTTTGGATATCGGATTGCTCTATGCCCAATTTATTTGCAAGCTCTTCACTCACTTTTGATAAAGTATTTTTTTCATCCGAGGTTAAGCTAGTTTTGTTTCGTAATTTATCGTAAACAGAATTAAGTGAGTTTATTTGTTCAATTTCAGTTTTAAGTGTTTGACGCTGCTGTGTCGCATTTTCTTCAAGGCCTTCAGTAAACTCGTTTACTTTTTTGATACTTTCTGCAACATCATTATTAGTGTTTCTAAGCGTTATTAATGCCGATATTAAACCAAGCACCGCGCTAGCAACAACAACATATGGATTTGCAGCTGTTACAGCATTATTTGTAGCTTGTTCAGTAGTAGCGGCTTTAATCGCTGGACTTAGCTGTTTAAATCCATTAACAATACTGCTCAAAAAATTTCCTGCCGCTGTTGCAGTTTTAAATGTAACTACACTTGTAATAAGTCCCGCAAGTGCAGATGTCACCTCAGGTAAATGCTCTGATACCCATGAAATAGTATTTTTTACAGTAGGAGTTATCTCGTTAACTACTGGTTGTAAAATATCTACTTCAAATTGTCTTCCCAATGCTTGTACTTGACTGCCAACATCTTCGTATTGTATATCATTGATTTCTTGCATTGTACCAGCAACATCTGTATATTTGTCATTCACCTTATTAAGTGAAGTAAGTACAGACATCGCATTATCTTCGCCGAGTGAACCCCACATTGTAGTTGCAAGTGTGAGAGCCTCTTGCTGACTTTTCATATTAGATAAATCCGTTATAGATGATTGAAATACATCTGCAATAGTTGCATTGCCATTTTTCCACGCATTAAATAAATTTTGTGTTTCAGTAGAAAAACTTTTAATATTTTCACCCATTCTACCATCAGCAAGAGCTTTTCCAAATTCTCCAACATAATCATTAACCTTATCAAGTGTATAAGCACCACTATCAAGACCGTTTTGCAGTATCGAGAACATTTCTTCCGCAGAAAATCCAGCCTGCCCCCACAACTGCGAATATTCTGCGAGATTATCAGTAAGTTCATGCGTCTTATCAAGACCATTCCGCGAACCTTTCGCTATATAGTCGAATGCTTCTTCTGCTGTCAGACCCATATTAGTCATAAGACCGTTTACGCCTCTTAGATTTTCCTCAAAATCCGACCCAAAAGCATCGCTAAGACCGATTGCATTTTCTGTAATAATCTTAATCTTACTTGGGTCGCTTTCATCTATATTTTGAGCAACTAACGCAATCTTATCTGCAACATCTGTTAAGCTATCACCAAAATTATCCTTGTAAATAGCGTACATCTCGTCTTTTAATTCCGATACTGCCTCGGTCGACATACCGGTCTTAACTTGTAAGCTATTCAAGGCTTGCTCTGAAGATACAGCCATTTCTTTGAATTTATCAACAGCGACATTGAGTGCATCGGAAACAAGATTAGATATAGCACCTTTCATAACTGTAAAGCCATCGGAAGATTTTTCAACCGATACTTTCATTTCATCAGTTGCTTGCTTAACATCATCTTCCGCATTAGCTACTTTATTCAAACCCTCGGTTTGTTCGTCAAGTTCTTTTGATGCACTTTTGATTTCCGACTTCAACTTTGATTGCTCTGTTTTTAATTCTGCCGCTCTCGACCTTGCCTCATCAAGCTTTTGTTCAAGTTTTGCTAATTTTTCTTTTTGCTCATCAGTAGCACTGCCTGATTCTTTTATTTCTTTTTGCGTTTTAGCTTGCTCTTTTTCATATTCACGCATTTCTTGATTAACTTTTTTAGTTGCCGCCTGACTTTCAAGCATTTGTTTATTAAGTACATTAAGTTTAGCAACAACATCATTTATACCTGTCAAGAATCCGCTTGTGTCTGCACCAAGCTTAACATCCATAGACCTTTGCGACATATTGCTCACTCTCCTCATAAAAAATCGCATAATAAAAGCGCACATCATTTCTGATGTACGCTTGGGCATTAAGTTTTAATATTATTTATAAAAAAATAAATAAACAACTTTCAATAATCACACTTGATTCAAAAGTTCTTTCAGTTTAGAATAATGTCTTTGTGTTGAACTGTCTTCTATTTGGTCATTTTTAGAGTAAACATATTTCACTGCTATTTCTGCCCTCATACCTATTTCATATATATTATCATTCATACCAGAATGTATATCCTCTAACAAAAAGCCATAGTACATAGCCTTTTCCATATTTTCATTACTATTATAAATATCATCAACATTATTCTTTAACCATTTTATGGCAGTATCCACATCAGCCTCTTGGTTAGATGTTGATTTAGAATCAGAAGAAGCTTTTTTAGATATTTCAATAACTTTTTGAAATGTGTTAGGTGAAGCTGGTTTAGAGCTTTCAGTTAGTGAAATTGTAGAATTTATAGATGATTCAATATCTGAACTACTTGATGTACTTGTCCCAGACCCGCACCCAGTACAAGCAGACAAAGCCAATAAAGCAAGCAAAATAGCTGAAACAACTTTTCTTTTCATGAAAACGCACTCCTTAATTACAAATACTATTCTTCATCATCTTCATCGTGATTAAGTTCTTCAATCATAATTGAAAATTGTGCCAAGCCAAATAAAAGCATACCTACTGCAAAAAGTGGGATAAACGCAATTAAAGCATTCGTCCAATTAAAAGATTCAATTATTCCGTGAGTAGTATACTCTGTGCTAAATGTAATCATTCCAGCAAATATTCCAAGCATAACTCCAGCAATAATTGATACCCACGCAAAAGTTATAATATTGTCAGAACGATAGCGATAACGGTTGATTTTCATAAGAAACTCTCCTTTTATATAGATATATGTATATTACAGCCATAATTCTTTCCATCAGTTCCCCCAGTTATTTCAGATATGTAACCTTTAAGTTTTCTGCCAGAATCCATTATCGGGGCAATTTCTTCTGCTAAGCTGGATTTGATATAACCGATATGTTGATAATCACAAATAACTTTTATCGCATTTGTATCGTAAAAATTTTTAGGCTCACGAATAAATGTCAACTTGCTACCAACTTCAAGTTCTGGTAAAATATTTTGAATATTTACACCCTCATCATTATTTTTAGTAACTCCAACAATTTGTGTAAACATACTAATACGAGTTGACATTTTTTCTGTTTCAGGGGCACTGTCTTCGATAGCACTTTGTATCGTCCGTTTTAAATCTCTTTCTTTTTTTCGTTTATCAAATATTCCTCCGATTATACCAATAACAACTATTAAAGCAATTCCTCCTAAAACCCAAATTGAAGCTTTTGCCAACACACTCATTTTACTACACTACCTTTCCAATTTTTATGATTATTAGTATTAGTATTCGTAAAAACAATACCATATTTTTCACAAATTGTAAAGGTTTTTCATCAATTTTTTAAAGCTAATCAATAAATTCCGATACTTCCGCAGGCTTGTCCTTCATACCCTTAATGATTAAATAACTGTCAATTCTTTCATATATCTCTTTTAGAGTGCTTCTGTAAAACTCGGATTCAGGGCGGTGCAGTATTGCAACATACCAAGTCCAAAGCGGCTTATAATCAATATCGCTCCGCCCATTATTAAAATCCTCGGTTTCGCCATAAATCGGCTCAGGAAAACTGCCGATAATTGCCTCCATAAGCTCAATTTTAATAGCAATTAAATCCTTTTGGCTGATGATTTTTCCAAGCTCTGCTATGCTTAGATACTTTTTCCTATGCTTGATTTTTATATTATCCCAATCTCGCCTTAAAACTGCACGCTTGTTATAATACATATCTACAAAGCCTGCTCTTACAAGTTGTAAAACATCGTCTATACTCCAATCCTGAACCTTTATAAGCAATATATCCTCAAGTGATTTATAGCTTTGCTCCAAGCATAATCGGCTGTTCAAGGAGTATCTAATACGATACTCCGCACCGCCGATATGGAGCATATAGCTTTTACGCTCCAAGTCGTTCAACATTCTTATACGCCAACCTTTCCGTAATATGTGGCGTCGCTAAACCATTTTGTAATAATTTCAGAATCTTTGGTAGGGTCTACATTGTCACGAATATAGCGGAATATACCTGTTTCAGGGTCTGCCGAATATGTACCGCTTACGGTCTTTGTAGCCCAGTTCACGCCACTATTTGTGACCTGTTGTGCCTGTTCCTGTCCCGGTGCAAACTTGACACGCAGATACTTAACAAGCGTAAGCAGACCGTTCTGCTGTTTGCCTGAATATGCAACAACATTATATCCACTGTTTGTGTCTGTTGTAATAACATTTGTGCCGTCTTTTACGCTTTCGCCATAGATAAGCACTCTATCCGTATTGCTAAGGTCTGTAAGTCCAAGCTCAAGAGTACCGCCTGTTACTGCATTGTAATCGGCTGCGACTTCGCCATCACCGAAAAGCTGGTCGCTTACTGTTGTTGGTGTATCCGATACTGTCATAAATCTTTTCTGAAAAGATACTGCCTCACCATATGTAGCAGTTTCCTCCGATTCATTTCTTGACCACATTGTAAGATTATTGATATTAACAAGTGTTCCTACTGTTTTCTTTGCCATAATATTATTCCTCGCTTTCTAAAATCTTAGTAAATTCATAAATGATATGTCTTTGTTGTGGTTCATCTGCTCCGTAAGACGGAGTTTGCGAACCAATATAACCAAAATCATTCTCAAGTAATTTCTTTTTGATTTGCTTTTCAACTCGTCTGCATTCGGAAAAGTGTATTATGTCGCAGAAAAAATGCAGACTTATCGTATATTTAGTTGCCAGATATTCGCCGTCCCCATAAAAATCAGGAGTTTCCCAAAGAGTGTATACGATATACAATTCTGGTTCATCATCTCCAAAATTCGGCATACCGACATAAAAAGGATAACCAAAACTTTCAATTATGCTGTCGATAATCTCGTATATCATATCAATCCCCCAATTTATTTAATGTATTGTCAAAGGCTTTCTCTACATTTTCCGTAGTAACTTCTTCTTTGAGTTCAAAGCCTCTGCGTATATGCGAATATTCCTGAATAGCACCATTTTTGACGGTTATTTCTTTTATGCCTGATTTTGTTTTAATCTTTCGCTTGATTTCTTTTCTGTGTCTTGCGCCAGGTCTGCCAAACTCAAGAACTGCACCGTGTAGCCATTCATCAACCCTTGAACCGTCAAGATAGCCGATTTTGTAATACATCTTGCCTTTTTTAGTTACGCCGAATTTATGAGTTATAAGCTTTGCAAGTTTCGCGGATTTTGCAGAAATAATTCTTTTCTGTTCTGATTCAATAACTTTCGCGCCTTCTAATAATGCATTATTGACATTTTCGTTAAGCTTATCTCTACAATTTTCGAGGTCGCCCATAAAGCTATTAACATCTGGTATCTGAAAATCTATAAAGCCCATAGCCCTATACCCTTGATACTGACAGCTTAATATATAAATTATTTATCGAAGCTGTTGCACTCTCAATTTTATAACGCTCATTGTTATAAAGTATGTGCGTATAGCTTTCACCCATATATTCATTTCTAAACATATGTATAGTTAAATCAACGCTTATACCAACACTTAATGCAGTTGTCTTAGTTGTCATACTTGGCAAGCATACGCAAGCCCACACATCTTTTTTAACGACAGTTTGCGGCTCTGGGTGACTTCCGTAGCCGTTTTTTCTTTTTTCAAGCTTTATACGGTCCTTAAAAACAATATTTTGCATAAAGACACCACCCTATAAAAAATTTTTACAGTGCATATGCAGTATATTTTCAACGGCAGGATTCGGCTTATCGTTGCCCTGACCGCTGAATCTGAATAAAAAGTAATCGTTAGCCAACATCATAATAGCTAACGATACATCTTCATATTCTTCAAGTTCTGCCAAAGCACAGCCGGTAAAACCGACAGCGTATGCCTTTGCCGAAGCAAGACACGCTGTCAGAATTACATCACTGTCATTACTGCTTATACCACAATATTCCTTTACGCTGTCAATAGTGATTTCACTTATCTTCACGCTATATCATTCCTTATGAGCTTTTGCAAACAAGCTTTGAAATCTTCTGAGCATTCTCAACCTTTGCGTCCATTTCAAGCCAACAATCAATACCGATTGCGTGCTGAGTACCATACTTTTCTGTATATACATTAAACTGTGAACCCTCTGTAATCTTTACCGCAAGGCCACTCATATCACCGTAAAAAATAGCTGTCTTACCTGCTGCCATATTCGGCATATTATCAGAAATATATACAGGCTTGCCAAGGAGAATATATCTTGCGGGAGCTGTAAAATCACGCTGGAGAAGATAATTACCCTCGCCATCCTTGAGCTTACGAATTTTTGTGCGTGTACTCTTAGCCATAATCCATACTGCACCGTTTTGATATCTATCAGGAATACTTTCCTGCAAGTCAATAAGCTCATCACCTGTAATAGCTGTTGCTGATGCAGTAGTAACAGACTGAGTAACTCCGCTCAAGCCCTCAATCTTACCTGATGTACCATTGAGTAGCTGACCTTCTATCCACTGTGCGATATTAACAGCCATATGCTGAATTGTATATGACACAATATCAAATTGTGAATTATTGATAAGTGACTTAGAAATCTTGCAAAGTGTTGCAGCAAGGAATCCTGTAAGAGAAATCGACTTAAAACTTGCCGATGTACTTTCAAGTTCTGTAAACTCTGTTGAATAAGCCATTTTATTATCGCTTGTATCTGTATCAATGTACGGAATTGTAAGAGTACCGCCGACATTATACTTTGTTGCAAGTTCAAAAATAGGGCAAATTTCTTTCACCTTATCAATAATCTTATTTTCAATGCTTGTTGGTATAATTGCACCATTAGCACCGAAAGTGAGATTAGTATCGGCACGAGTTTCAACAGCCTTCGGATTTCGGATATAAGCTTCAAAAAGTCTTGTTTCGGTTTCTTCTGTACTGTTCTTTTTATTATCAGGTTCGTCAATTTCAGCTTCTCTTGTTTCTTTTACGGCTGAAATAGTCTTATTGAGCCTTTCAAGCTCAGCTTTAATTTCGTTATAGCGATTAAGTTCGCTATCGTCAAATGCTCTGTTTTCTGTCTTTGCTTTGCTGATGAGAGCGTCTGCCTCGTCAAGTAAAGCGTTTTTCTTTTCGATTAGTGCTTTCATAATAAATTACCTCTCTTTCAAAATTTCAAGTTCTTTTTCATAGATTTCTAAGCTATTAGTTTTCGGTGATTCTTTTCCAATAAGCTTTATACTCTCTGTGATTCCTCTTGTTTCAAAAACATTCGATTCTTCTTCCCTTACTTCAACGGAAGTGCCAAAGTAAGCTGGTGTTTTGTCGAGAATTGAAACTTCTTTCAAATCAATGTCTTCAAGCGTTCGTCTGTCAAGCTCGCCTTCTTTGTCCCAAGTTTCACCCTCTGCGATAAAGCCGAACGACCAACCACGAAGTTCACCACGCTGAGCTTTTTCGATAACCTCAACATCGTTAATTACCGCTCTTGCATAAAGGCCGATATTATCTTCATAGAGCTCAAGATTGCTTGTAGTATCGCCTATTATTTTATCGTGATTAAAGCGAAGCTCTATTGGCGTTCCTCGTTTTATAGCCTTATCGAACGTGCCTGCCCTAACTCGCTCAACAAAGCTTCGTACCGCAGTTGCTCCCTTGCCTTTTGGCATTATGCGACTATCACGCTCAACAGCATTCACATAGCCACTTATGACAGCCTCATTGCTACTTCTGATTTCAATTTGCAATATTCTCACCTACCTTCGGGTATAAAAATAGAGCAGTTTTAAGCCATACTCAGGGCATAAAAAAAGCACCTTGATTTCTCAAAGTGCTTAGTTTCTCTTTATGAAGCGTTCTTCTATAAATTCTCGGAAGTCCATTGTTTCACCTACTTTCTACTTAATCTTTTGATTTAAATGTATACGGAATAATTTGTTCAGGTAAGAAATTTATTTCATAATGATATTTATCAACATGTGCACCTGAAATATCTTCAACAGTATACATTGTCCAATCATTCAAGTATATATAATCAACCTTGTATTTTCCATTTTCAACTTCAATAGTAACCTCAAGTTCATGATTACTATTGTTAGATAATGAGAAATAACCTGTCAATTCTAATATTGGTTTATCAGAACGCATATTAATAACACTAAGTCTACGCTCAACATTAAAATTATCTGCTTCTTGTTGAACATTTCTTTTCGCTCTGTCTGCCTCTGTACAACCACAAATCATACTGACAAGCACAGCTAATGATAATCCACATACCAGTATCTTTTTATGTTTAATTTTCATTTTTAAATCCTTTCTTAGCATAGAAAAACCGCCCTCAAGGAGCGGTTAAATTTAATCAAGTATAGGCCGAGAAATTTCTCCTTTCAGCCACTTTTCACGATATTCGTTAAGACTTAAATAGTTACAGCCAGACATATCAGGTCTTATTCTTTGCAATCCGTCATCAAACCAACCACAAACGGGACACATATCATAAGTATCTGGTTCTTCAAAAATGTGTTGTCCACATACAGGGCAAGGATATGGTTCAGTTAAGTTAATCATCTTGTATTCCTTCTTCTTTCAGTTTTTCATCAAAATACTTTTTTCCTTTTTCGGGCTTAAACATTGTAAAAATTCCTTTTTTAGGGTTTCCTTTTACAAAATCATTTTTATCAACATCATATCTTATTATCTGACCTAATGAATTTTTATAACCAAATATTTTTTTACCGTCGGCAGAGCTTTGTACTAGTTGCAAGGCTCTTGCTTGATATTGTTCTGCCGTTGTAATACCGTCTTGAATATACTCATCTCTGTGAGTACGACCATTTGTCCAATGGTTATTTAGAGCCTGTTTATTTTTAAATCCCTTGACTGTAAATTCATTTCTTCCTTTAGCCGACACATTCGGTACATTTGAAGATTTTTGTTTTTCTTTTATTATATCACTCTTATCATATCACTCTTATCCGACTTTT